TAGAATTATTAGATGCTCCAGATTCATTAAAACTTGAAACTCAAATAAAAGATATAGTTCATAATTATATTCATAAATCTAATGGTAAATCATTAGAAGATGTTGCAAAAGGAATTCCTTACATAGATGAAAAAAATGCTTATATAAAATGGAATGCTTTTTGGTCCCATATAAAAAAAATACAATCTTGGTCAAAAAGTAAAGAAAAAACATTTACATTATTAAAAAATTTATTTGAAGCAGAAGAAAAAATAATAAGAATTGAAAAAAGCACCGCGAGAGTGGTGGTGATGCCAAATGAAAAATTAGAAAAACCTAATAAACCTATTATTAAAATTCATAAGATGAAGGATCCTGCATTCAAATGAAAAGAATAATAATACCAGGTCCTCCAGGAACAGGTAAAACATATCATTTGATAAATAAATATTTAATAAAAGAAATTGAAGAATATAAAACTTCTACTAAAAAAATTGCATATATTACTTTTAGTAACGCTGCGGATGTAGAATCCAAAAAAAGAATACAACTTGTATTTCCAAGATTAGATCTTAAAAAAGATTTTCCATATGTATGCACCATGCATAAACTAGGAACAAAACAATTAAACATAGATACTAACGTGCAATTATTAATAGATGATAAGTGGAATGCATTTAAAAATTTTTCACAAATATGTAAAGATTTAAATTTTGATTATGAAACTAATGAATTTGGTTTTCCTCAATATAAAAATGATCATATGAAAATTATTGAGTATGCAAGAGCCAAAAAACTTTCAATACTTGATGCGGCTCATGAATTAGATAAACAATATTCTGTTGAAATATATTTAACAGAACAAATTGAAGCAGATTTAAAATCATACAAAGAACAAACCAATATGGTTGAATTTTCTGATATGATTAAACAGTTTATTGAGAAAGATAAGTGTCCCTCTCTCGACGCTGTCTTTCTTGATGAAGCGCAGGATCTGAATCCTCTGCAATGGGATATGTTCAATTACATTGAATCAAAATGTGAACGATCATACATTGCGGGGGATGACGATCAAACTATCTATACGTTTCAAGGCGCTGATGAAAATATATTTATAAATTTAAAAGGAGAAATGGATCCTAGAATAAAATCACAAAGGGTTCCAAGGGCTGTACATAAAGTGGCTTTAAGCATATTAGACAACATAGAAAATAGAATGATCAAAACGTGGCTTCCAAGAGATGCAGAAGGAAAAGTTTATCAAAATGAATCAATAGAAAATTTAAATTTTAATGAAGATGAATGGATGATTATAACTAGAACTAATAAAATGTTAGACCCAATTAAAGAATATTTAATATCTTTAAACCTTAGATTTGATAGTAAAATCAATAACTTATTGCCAAATCAATTATTGGAAGCTTATAGAGTTTGGGTAAGATTAAATCAAGGTGCAACTGTCGGGGCTGAAGAAGCTAAAAAAATTTACAAATATTTAACAGTTAAATCAGGTTTAATTAAAGAAAATTTTTCAACGGGTAAATCTTTAGACGTTGTAGATTATGTAGACATTGATGATCTAATGATGAATCACGGGTTGAAAGTAACGGGAAGCTGGGAACAATTACAAATAAAAGAAGATTCAAAATTATATATGAAAGCATTATTAGAAAACGGTGATGATTTATTTAAACCTGCAAAAATTAAAGTATCTACAATACATGGTGTTAAAGGTGAAGAATGCAAAAATGTAGTTTTATTTACAGGAATAGAAAGGACTATATATGAATCTGCATTAAAAAAAGCTGATCCTGAACACAGATTATTTTTTGTAGGTGTAACACGTGCAAAAGAAAATCTTTATATCATGCAACCTGATATAAATGATTTTTATAACTATATACCAGGAGAACCAATACTATGAACAATAAGACATTTTTTAAACAAATAGGAGGAAGTCATTATAAAAAATATAAAATACAACCTTCTAGCTTTATAAATAAAAATAAGATACTGTTTGCGGAAGGTAATGCAATTAAATATATTTGCAGGCATCAAGACAAAGGAAAGAAACAAGATTTGTTAAAAGCAATTCATTATATACAAATGATTATAGAAAGGGATTACAAAGATGAAACGTAGAAGAATGGTAATATTTGATTTAGGTTTATTTACAGTTTTGTGTGTATATTGTTTTTTAATAATGGTATTAATGTAAATGTTTGAAGCCCAGAAAGAATGGATTTGTCCAGAAAATTTTCCTGATTTAAAAGGATATAAATATATTGCAATAGATTTAGAAACTAAAGATCCAGACCTTAAATCAAGAGGATCTGGTGCAATAATGGGTCATGGCAATATTGTAGGTATTGCTATAGCCGTAGATGGATGGTCTTCATATTATCCAATTGCACATGAAGGTGGTGGAAACTTAGATAAAAACAAAGTTTTAAATTGGATTAAAGAAGTTTGTGCTGCAGATAATGTAAAAATATTTCACAATGCAATGTACGATGTGTGCTGGCTTCGAGCGGCAGGAATACAAATTAATGGACTTATTGTAGATACCATGGTGATGACATCTTTAATTGATGAAAATAGATTAACTTACACATTAAACAGTGTTTCATTTAAATATTTAAATGATGTTAAAGATGAAAAAGCATTAACAGAGGCTGCACAATCCTGGGGAATAGATCCTAAATCTGAAATATATAAACTTCCTGCAATGTATGTAGGTAATTATGCAGAAAAAGATGCACAATTAACATTAGAATTATTTAAAGTTTTATCTCGAGAAATACAAAAACAAAATTTAAAAGAAATATTTGATCTTGAAACACAATTATTTCCATGTCTCATTGACATGAAATTTAAAGGAGTCCGAGTTGATGTAGAGAAAGCAAAACTACTGAAACAAAAGTTAACATTACAAGAGCAAGAATTATTATTAAAAGTAAAACAAGAAACAGGGATAGAGCCCCAGATTTGGGCTGCAAGAAGTATTGCAACAGTTTTTGATAAACTTGGTTTACACTATGAAAGAACCGAAAAATCATTAGCACCGTCCTTTACAAAAAATTTTTTACAAGAACACAGACACCCTATAGTTCAAATGATTGCAAAGGCAAGAGAAATTAATAAAGCTCACACAACTTTTATAGATACAATTTTAAAATTTACTTACAACGGAAGAATACATGCAGATATAAATCCAATACGATCGGATCAGGGTGGAACTGTTACAGGTAGATTCTCATATGCAAATCCTAATCTTCAGCAAATCCCAGCAAGAAACAAGGATCTAGGGCCAATGATAAGATCATTATTTTTACCAGAGATTGACCATAAATGGGGATGTTTTGACTATTCCCAACAAGAACCAAGATTAGTTGTGCATTATGCAGCTGCAACTGAACCAATTTGTTTTGATGAATCTGTTACAAAAATTGTAAATGAATTTAAAAACAATTCTGTAGACTTTCATAAGATAGTTGCTGACATGGCAGGCATATCAAGAGATCAGGCCAAAACAATTAATCTTGGATTATTTTATGGAATGGGTAAAGCAAAATTACAAGCTGAACTTGGATTAAATACAAAAGAAGAAGCTGAAGTATTGTTTAATCAATACCATAAAAATGTTCCATTTGTAAAAGAGTTAATGAACAAAACTTCTAGTCATGCACAAACACATGGATCAATAGGAACGTTACTTGGTCGTCGTTGTAGATTTGATAAATGGGAACCTGCAACATTTGGTATGCATACACCTATGACATTTGAAGAGGCATGTGCAACATATACAAAAGATAGAATTAGAAGAGCAATGACTTACAAAGCATTAAATAAATTAATTCAAGGATCAGCAGCTGATATGACAAAAAAAGCAATGTTAGATTTATATAATGAAGGAATTATTCCACATATTCAAATACATGATGAATTAGATATTTCAGTTAAAGATGATAATCATGCAAAGAAAATTATTAAGATAATGGAAAACGCCGTAACCTTGGCAATCCCCAACAAAGTAGACTATGAAAGCGGCGAAACATGGGGAGATATTTATGATTGATTATGGCTTATTTAAATGCGAATATACCACCGATTTATTGTAAAATAAGAAGGGAGTATTTATATGACTTACGAAAACATCAAGGCGAAACTGAAGATTGTGTGGTCTTTGCTATTGCGAGTATTCCAGGGCGTGCAATCTTATTTCATGCTTTACTTACGAATGGTGCAATATATTGGAGGCTTCCTATCTCTGCTTTTCTTCAAAGAGGAGACAGCAGTGATGTGCATAAAAAACAAGTGGAACATCCAAATCTCGAAGATCTTGAGTTGTGGAATTCATTTAGTTATTATCCTGCTATTACTACTTTTGATTTTTTAATAGGACAGCGCTGTAAATATTTAGGTAAAGATAAAAAATTTATTTATGGAGAATATTTATTTACAATTGATTGGGCTCATCCGGAGCCTAATATCATCGATACTGAACATTCTGAAATTCCCGATCAACATAAGTGTGCTCATGTACTGGCTCTTGATAACGGCAATTTCGCAGCTCAGCCTAATAATCGTATTTTGTGGAGTATTGCTAGCTTTACAACTT